CAGTATTAAATTGAGCAGTAGTTCCTGTTAAGGTGTTATTAGTAAGGTCAATAGATTTATTAGTTAAGGTAACTGTTCCACTATCGACATAGGCTTTAACTGATTGTTGAGAGGGTGGTAAGATAGCAGAGTCAGTAGCCATGTTATCTTCATCAATAACAGGGGTTGCTGGGTTGCTGTAAGTAGATCCTAGATAAACACTAACAGTGGTGTCACCGGAGTTAATTGTTCCACTATCAAAAGTGAATGTAATAGTTGTATTTGGTGAGGAGTAAGAGCTTGTTGCAATTTTGCCATAAATAGTTCCTGTTGTACTACCTATAATTTTAATTCTTCTACCAACATGGTGTGTTGAGGAAATATCTGATGCAACTGTAACACTAGTGGCAGATGCTCTTGTAAAAGTTGTTGTGCCTGTGCCTGATCCTAATAGAAACCACTCTTTATCGTTCCATGATGTTCTTGAGTCTTTAAGCTGCTCACGCATCGCATTATTAACATTTGAGGGACTCATACCCTCAGCGATACTAATGCTATTTATAGTAGTATTGCTGTTAGCGGTTGTGCTATATGAACTTGTTGTCATTGTGTTGTTTCCTCATAATTTTTGTCTTCGACTTGTCTATAACCTTGAAATATTGGTTGAACTATAACTGGCCAATTCTTTCTAACTGGAGTTTTAGATAATGTTATTAGTGCATCTAATGAGTTTGGTGATGTAATTATTTTAGCTAATTCATTCCAATTATTATTTGCTACAATAGTGTCAAATATTTCTAATGGGCTAAATTTAAGTTTAGGCAGCCCCATAGCCTCATCCATCTTTGTAGCACCATAAGTAATAGACTCGCCACCTGATAATTTTGAAGTTGCATTAAAAGTCTCTAACATTCTTTCAAATCCTTTAATATACATAGCTGGATCTTGTCCGTTTGCTTTAGCTACTCCTGTTAAAATAGCCTGGACTTGTTTTTTCTGCTTAGGTGTACCATAAACTTTAGTAAACATATTTTTCCCCATACCAGGACTAACTTGTATATTGGAAAAGACTTCAGTAAATAAGGCCTGAGCTATTTCCGATGATAGTTTAGGATCAATTTTATTTACTTCATTAAAAAGCCTGGTGATTGAAATATTATCTTGTTTGCCTAATAAAACTTTCTCTAATAATCCAACAGTAGCATCTGCGTTTAGTTTTAATTGATTATTAACTGTGACTGCTTCTTCTAATGGAGCTAAAATTTTCTTGCTTAAATTTTGAAAAGTTTTTGATCCGCTTTCATAACCTTTTATTTGTTTTAAAGTTTGATCAACGATTCCTTTAATTTCTGTTAAATAAGCGACTTGTTTTGCATCAGCTTGAGGGCCACTTTTATACTTTTGTATATCCTTGCCTAATTCTTGTGATAATGACTGAACTGCCTTGTGGTTTTTTCCTTTAATTTCAAGTGCATATTTTTCAAATGTGTTAGCTCTACTTTTGTTTAAATTTGCGGATGTTGCTAAATCAGCTAAAGTATTAGACAACTCATTTGCTACTTGTTCGCCAAAAGCAAACTCATCAAATTGCTTATATCCATTTTTACGAGCAACTTTATTAATGTTTTGTCTTAGTGAATTTAATCTATTTTGTAGGGTGTCTATTGTCTTTTGAGTTACATCCAGGTATCGAATGTTTTCATTACCAAAGAAATCAACTAAAAATTTATTTGCACTATCATTTAAAACTAACTCTCTACCATTTAGGCCCTTAAAATATTTAGAACCTTCACTACTCATAGCGGTTACTTTTGCTAATTTTATTAAAGAGTCGTCTTTAGTAGTTTGAGCTAAGGCTTCAATTCCCAACAAAGGAATATTGTATTCTTTAGCAAAACTTAATAGGTCTTTTGCTTCATTTAGTTTTCCATTGTTGATTGCATTTTGAACTGAGTCCTGGAGTTTAGTTACATAACTTGGGTTTCTTAAACCAGCAACCAGGCTTAATAAGACATCAGTACCCAAAGCACTAACCATAGCAGTTTGATCATTAACTCCTATTTGCTTTAAAGTAGACTCTAAAACTCCAGCAGTACCACTAATAATTCCTGATGTTTTACCAAAAGTTTTACCCATGCCATAATATTCAACTGGGGTTTCTAAAAACTTACCAACCCCTGTTTGCATTTCTAAACTTGGTTTATCGCCACTAGCAATTTCTAATTCTGTTAAGTAGGCTTTGTTATAGTCTGGTGTATTGGGAATTAACTTCATATCCAACAGGCCCATTTTTATTTCATCTATTTTTTCTTGTGGTAATAGACTTTCTTTATATTTAATTTGTCCTGGAGGAGCTTGAAGAAAAGTTTTAGTTTCATCATAACTAGGTAAAATTGGAATATCAATATAACCAGCTTGTTTGTTTTCAGGCACTAAGCCTAATTTTTTACCAATATAATTAACACCTAAATTCCCTAAGTTTACTAAAGACTCCGGCATAGAGGGAATAGTTGCAAAATAAGAAGATGCCCCTGTATTAACTAATCTTGTAGCATCACCATAAGTATCAATAGTCTTATCTATTATTTCATTAAATTTTAACTTAGAGGGTTCTTTAACTGCGGTGTATTTATTTTCACTATTTCCGCCACTATTTTGATTTGTGTTTACTAATTTAGAGGGGGTTGTGACAGGTGTAAATTCAGCCATGTTTTATATCTCGTAAAATAATTCCTTGCCATCTACAATTTCTTTAAATTGAGATTTACCATTAACAGTCTCTCCAATATAAACAGCATTCGGATATTGTTTTTGGAAGTCAGATAAATCATTTGTTTTAGCAATATCTTTTTTATTCATATCTGAAACACCGCCTGTATAATTTAAACCATTATCCTGGTAGTATTTTTTTATCTCTTCTTCGATATCGCCTGTAAATAATTGATTATCTGCTCTAAATTGTTCTCTAACTTTTTTCCATTTTTGATCTAAAGAGTAAGAACTTTGTTCAGGATCAAGTTTATATTGCTCAGATAAGAAATCTTGAAGTAGGTTGTTTTCAGCAATAGACCTATCATTAATGGATCTAGCCATATTAATAATTAATTGGTTACCAAGTGGGCTGTTTCCAATGTTTGCAGATATTTTAAAGAAGTAAGCCATTTCTCTATCTGAAACTGCACCTTTAGTCTTTTGAACTTGCTGCATAACAAATCTACCTGACACAGAGTTTAGGGCCTCTAATGCTCCTAGACCTGTAGTGTCGATGTTAATTCCAAATGTGTTGGCCCAGTTATTTAGATCAAGTAGGAATGATGAACCAGCACCAGTATTAACATCACTAGCTAATTGCTCAAATCTATTAAGAAGTTGATTATCGTCGTCAGCAGCAATTGCTGTTGTTTCAATTAAGTCAACTGACTTACCAAAATTATCGCCTCTTGTTTTAAAATAATTTTCAGAGCCTTTATTTTCTGCTTCATTAGTGATATTTACATTTGTTCCACCACCACCAATAGACTCAGGTTTGTTTTGAGTGATGTTAAATCTATATGCTCCATCTTTAGGAATGCCATATTGTACTCTTTCCTCATTTGTTAATGGTCTATATTGGTCAGGTTGGTTTTTCAGTGCGGTTGCGTTTAAAGTAGCTACTGATAATTGATTTTCAAAATCTTGTTGTTTTGCTGTTGCTTCTGCTGCGTCTGCTTCGTTCATATACTTCATCCCTTGAGCTAAAGCAGAGCTAAACGAAACAGGAGTAGTAGAATAACCACCGGCTTCTAATAAACCTCTAGCTAATCCTTGTCCTGGTTTGCTTGATATAAAGTTTAATAAATTTTGTCCTGTTTGATTAGGGGGTACTTTATTTGCACTATATTTATTACTATTATTATTGTTATTAATTACAGGCTTAGCATAAACATTATTAGTTGCATTTAATGCCCCTGTTTGACCACTTACTAAAGGACTAGTATTAGGTGTGATTGCTGAATAATTAAAATTCATATCCGGCCTTGCAACAATAGCAGAATAATTTCCTTTAGGTTGAGGTGGATTTATGTAATAAGGATTTTCAGCAGTGCTTCTAGGCAGATTAGCTAAAATTGCATTAATATCGATTGCGGCCATTAAAAGAATCCTCCTAGTAGTCCTCCAGCAACAGCACCTAAACCACCCATGCCAAAGTTATTACCTAAGTTATATCCTTGCATCGCACCGCCAAGTAAACCAGCACCTGTGTTTCTGAAGACAGGTTGAGTAGTTAATGTTGTTGAGGGAACAGCTGCACCTAATGATGCTAAATATTGATTTAATTTTGTATAAGGTTGTTGTTGTGAGTAATCATACCTGGCGATTGCATCTTGCAACTGAGCCATTTGTAGAGCTTCTTTTTCTTGGCCTACTGCTTGTAGCCTTGCAATATCATTATAATCCATCTCACCTAACTGAGGTGCTATTTGAGTTGCAGCTACTTGGTTTTGTCTTTCACGATTATATTGATCGCTATACACCTGGTTTGCTAATTGACCTAAACTATTAGCTAAGGTTTCTTGATTAGCAGAACTGCCTAGTCTACCAGCTTTACTGAATTGAGATTGTACTTGTGATGTAACATCACCAGCCATTTGATTAAACAAGGCTTTTGAATAAGGATTAGAAGATGGATTTAAATAATCACCTCTAAGAACTTTGTTTATCTCAGCTTGGGATGAACCTAGTAATGGATTGCCCTGTACAGCTCTTGCAGATGCTAATTGTAAAGCAGTGCTTGTTTCAGGGGAAAAATCTACATAAGTGTTATTAGGAAAAAAAGATGGTAGGTTCTGATTTTCATATAAGTCCTGAGCAGCATTTATAGCTTGAGTATAGTAAGGCTTAATAAATTCTGATGGTTCACTTGATGTTGTAGTTGTTACATTTTGTGGGTTTGATCCTTTTGACATGATTATATTTCCTTGTTAAGTAAGTATGCTTTAACTTTAAATCCTTTCAATTTTCTTACCCATCCTTTTCGCCCAGCGACTTCTAAATGAGTACAATTTTCTTTTTTTGCAAACTTTTCTATTGCTTCTTGTATTCTCTCTAACCAGTTATCTAGGTTAGAACCTCCAGCTAAAAAATATCTTAATACTTTAGATTGAGGATATTGTGCTATTTCTGTAACAACAGCACTTTCAACTTTTTCATTATTCCAACATATAAATAGCTGCATTCGATCATTTATTAATCCTGATTTTATATCCTGGATAGAATATGTTTCATCAAGGGCTTTCTTTAGTAAGGGTGATGTTTGATCCCATAAAAGCTCTATATGCTCAATCGGAACTCTTCCTACTTCATTAACCAATGATGCAGTATGAAAATGATTGATCGGTGTTTGCTGAACTTGCATGAGTTAGTGTTGCACTTCCTTCGGTTCTTGCAGATACATATAAATTAGCTAAAGCAGTTGCGGCATTAGCGGTAGTAGGTGTAAATAAAATAACTGAATTACCGCCTATACGAGCATCTGTTAAAGTTGTTGATGTTGCACTAGCAGTTAAAGTAATGCTGCCGGTACTATTCAATTTACCATTGATCGTATTATTCAATGATGTTGAAACTAATCTAAGATGTTGTCCTGTATCCGGTATAGATAAAGGAACTGTTGGAAATTGATTATCGGCCACCTTCAGGTCTCGCTTCTATATCTACACCACTAAGGGTATTAAAATTTCCATCTACATTAACTCTAATACGATGATACCTAGAGGTTGATCGTAAAGGACAAGTCCCTGAGTCATTGGTACTAACCGCATCACCTACTGTAATACTATCTAATTGCGAGTTCCTGGTAATAGGAGTCACAGTTACTGTAGTATTGGTTGTTCCGTCTACAATGGGCCTACAATTAATTAAAGTTGATCTTTTATTTGCAGCACCTTCAAACTCAGTTGTATCTACTGTGGCAGATAAACTATTAGAGATAAATTTGCCAAATTTATGATCGCTATTAAAACCAGCTAGACCAATAATACCCTCACCATAATAGTATGAGTCTAAGGATTTAGGTAAGTTATCTAAGTCGCCTAAAACATCCAGGCTCTCTAATGTAGTGAATGCCTCTTGTGAAGCACTAGCCATAAACTCTAGGTCTTGGCCGCTGCCTGTACTCCATTTATCAACTGCATAGTTATAAATTAATAATTTATTATTTGTTGTTCCTGTTGCCCCTGAGCCTCGATATGACCAAACAACAATCGAGTTGTTAGGATCGATAGCACTAGTGATGCCATCCAGGTTAGATGATAAATCATCAAAAAAGAAATTATCAACTCTACCATTTCCAATCGGTGTTAATTGCTGTCCGCCTGTTAGTTTATAAAAACCATCTTGTGCCAAGAAGAAAATCATATTACCAAAAGAGGCAACTGATTTAGGAGCAAAAGCACCAATGGAGTCAGCTATCTTATCAAACTGAAAAATTAAAGGCACACCAACATAAGACATACGATAGATTGCCTTTTCCATAAAGACGATCCCTGATGACTCACCGCCAACTATTTGTTGAATGTTTCCATGAGAACCAACAATGTCTTGATAACCAGATTGAGTAGTTTGGCTAGGTGTCCAGGTTGAACTGTCATTAATACCTGACCACTTTACTCTCTGATTATAAGTTGTTCCGCTTTCATCGGTATAACCAACAACAACAAAATCTCTTACAACTGCTATATATTTTGCTTTTAATGAAACTAAATCACTAAACGCACTGTCAACACCCTCTTCAAACTTTTGAATATTATCTGCATAATTAGTTCCAATAATATTAGAACCAAATTGTGTAAAGGCCCAAAAGTCTCTTGCGTTCTCAGTAGTGGAGTTGGAATACCCACCAACTTTACTTATATCCTGGAACACCAAAGAGGAGTCCATTTGATATAACTTAGTTGAGTCACCAGCATAGTTAGTTGATCCACTAGCCGAAAAACTTGTAAATAAACCCACAGCACTACTAGTCAATCCTGTGCCGCTTAATGCCTGGAAGCCTGGTAAGGCCCTATAACCTTTTTTTAAAGGAATAACATTATCTACTTTTAAAGCACCATTGTTTTGAAAAGTAGGTAAGTCGGCTTGTAAGTCACCAAACTCAATCATCTAGGCCACCTGTGATGCGGACATCTGTAAAGGCGAAGATGTTGTCGAACCTCTAGAAGATGTTTCGTTAGCATTTTTTAAAGCCTCTTTATATAGGGCTGCCCAAGTATTTATTCTATCGTCTTGCATAATAAAAGGGGCTGACTCAGCTAAAGAACCATATAAATACAATTCAGGGTAGTTAGTTAAAATATCATTGGTTGTATTACTATCTGATAAAGAGGTTAGGCTTTTATAATAATTAATCTGTAATGTAGTAGCGGTGTCAGGTGCATGACCTAGTAAAATATTAGTTCCAACGATAGTAAAATAGGTTGGCTTACCGCTAGTTAAACTTGTGTTATATTTATTGTAAAAATCTGTATTACTTAAAAATCTTAAAGTCCTGTAAGGATTGCTTTGAAATAAAACTGTGGTTGCTTCTAGATAACCGGTAGGTAATGAATAGCTTTGTGTTCCAGCAACAGTAGTTATAGAGGTGTCAGTATTTACCATTTCTCTTACTCTTAACTCTCTATTGAGCCTGGCTTCTGTTAAAGTTATAAAATCTGCCAGGTACGCAGTTAAGTCGCTTCTATTTAAATAGTTTGCGATTGTAGTTTTGAGATTAGAGTATGTATCTAGTGCCATTATAAATTTCCTGTGTATATTCTAAAATGTCTGTTATCAGGATCGTTTAGCCATCTAAAAAATGCTTGTTTATCTAAGACCTTACCTGAGGTTGTAATTATTCCTTTTTTTGCAAGTTGATGAACTATGATGTTAGGTAAACGAGCTACACGATAACCTTTTTCATTTTTTAATAAATTAGATTTGTAAGCCCCTTCATTTCTTGCAAGTTGATTAGCATCTAATATTTCTTTAATACTTGCCTGGTCTTGATAATTTTCAATATGAATTTTATTTTCCGCTTCATCTACAATTAAATTAGTCTTAACTGATGATTGATCACCAGGATCATTAAGGGAAAATATTTTAGCCATTTATTTTATTGCTTTTGCAATCATTAAATCAACAGTGTCTTTAATTGATAGTCCTTGATTACCTGAAATTTTTAACATGGGATCATATTTGCGATCACCCATAGATGTTTTCATAGATTGTTTTTTTCCTGTGCCTTTGGAAACCATAGGATCTGATTTTTTTGAACTATCAACTACCTTAAATAGTTTTGATGAATGTTTTTTATTGCTGAATATTGCCATTTTATCCTCTCTAAAATAGATAAAGGGGGTGCATATAAACACCCCCAGTTTCTAACTACAAAAATTATGCAGTTAAATTAAATATACCATAGTTAGCATCAGGTGCTTTTGCGACTAGAGTCCATTCTGCTAAGAGTAGTTTTTTGTCAGAGTCGCCTGTCTTTGCCAAATCAGTTGTTTGGAAAGCTCTTAGGAAATCTACTGACCACATATCCATTTGTAGGATATCTACTCTGTTTGCATTTTGGAAACGATCAGGTACAAAAGCCACTTCGCCAAAATCAGATACATAAATATCTGTTGTCCCAATGGAAACTTTGTCCGAAGCATCTTTATACTTTGTCGCTACCCCAGCAAAAGCAGAAGCTAATTGCTTATGAGAAGCAGTCATTAAGACTGTATCCGGCTCACCGCCATTTTCAAAAGCCTTTAAAAGACCAGCTTTTAATAAAGCCTCTGTGTAGGTTCTGTTTGTACCACCAGCGATTGCAGTTGCTCCTGTACCGGCTGGAGTTGCAGATGGAGTACCATTGGTAGCAGCATTAGAAGCTGAGCCATACCAAGTTCCGACTGATGCAGATTTTCTAGCAGTTGATGCGTTACCAGCTACTTTAGCTTGTTCAACACCAACAATAGCATTTTCCATATCTCGCTTGATCTCTTTACCCATCTTAGCAAGTTGGTAAGCCATCTGAATACCCATACCAGCATTATTTACAGCATCGTCTGTTCCTGAAATTGTTACAGCTTTTGCAGAAATTTGAGTGTAGTTAGTTAGTCTAGTTGTTGCACTACGAGAATCGCCATTATAGTCATCACCCTCAACTTGAGCATTTACTGCTACCGCAGCTAGTGAATCAGTTTGCCATTCGTGTAGTGTATTTGTTGCAGTACCTTTTGATGCATTTGACAAAAAAGGAGTTTCAGTTGGTGAAATGTTGTAAATCACATCAGCTAAATCTTCTCTAATTGCATTAGCACCATCATAGGTATCAAAAGTATTGGTTGGTTGTGCCATTACTTATTCCTTTCTTTGATGTTATTAACGAGAATACATCTCTTTTAAAACTGATACTGCGTCTTGCACTTTACCAGTCTTTCTAAGAGTTGCTTTAGACGAGTTCAATCGACGAACATTATCACTATCTTCTTGAACATTAGAATTTGTAGAACTGAGGACTCTCGGAGCTTTAGTTACTTTTTTATTTTTAAGATTAGCTTTTCTTAATTTGTCATAACGCATAGAGTTAGCTAACATGATAACTGCTCGGTGATCTACTAACATAGCAATTTCACTATCGGTATAACCAATAGATTTAGCATAATTAGTCAGTTCTTTTACAAACTCAGGGCCTTTCTCTTTGTCACCATAAATAGGCAAGGCTTCAGCAAGTTTTTTTCTCTCGCCATCTAAATATTGAGAGTAAATTTTTTCACTTTCTTTCTGTTTTTCAGATTGAATGCGTTCTTGCTCTTGTTGAGCTGCTAATAGCAACTCTTTTTTTCTATCTTGTTCGGCTTTCACTTTTACAAATTCAGCCGGATCATCTTGATAGAGCCTTTCCATATCGATTGGTGTTTCGTTGGCCCTTAAATGTTCTTGCAATACTTGAAGTTGTCTTTCGTATTGATCTCGTTTGATTTTAGCCTCTTCGCTTAACTTAGTAACTTCTGCGTTTTTTTCTTCAATATATTTTCTATCTTGCGAAAGTTTTTCGGTCTTGCGTGTGTAATCGCTTTGTCGAGAATAGCCTTTTTTAAGCTCGTCAAGGGTGACTTCCATTTCCTCACCATTAACAGTAAGTCTGTAAAGTTCCTGGTTTCCGCTTAATGGGGTTTCGTCTTCAATTTGATTTATAAGATCATCATCGTCAAAAGTTTCGTCGGTATTCTTTTCAGAATCGGCTACCTCTTTTGTTGATTTTTCACTTGCTGACTCCTGAGTCTCTGAGGCATTGATGTTAAATAAGTTCTTCAGGGCTTCAGCTGCCTCCCCTTGTGTATTTAGAGGCTTGGGCTTTGGTGCAATAGATTCATTTTGAGTTTCTATTGCAGAGTCCATTACTGGTTGTTCTGCCATTTTTTACTCCTATTTTTTTATAATTTTTCCAGTCTCCATGATCGACTGAATTTGCATCACAACAAGTTCTAACATTCTTCTCATGACAAAAATGTTTTCCCTTTGTTCTGAATTTTCTATATTGGAGTTTAACCATTCATTAGTTAAATCTCCTCTAATCTTGTTTATCGCCTCTAAAAATAGAGGGTGTTCTAAAATTTCTTTTGCTTGTTGGCTTCTTTTTTGCTCGTTATCTACCACCTATAAATCCTGTTCCTTTAAATTCTGTATTGTATTTTTTTGTAGGTGTTGCAAATTTTTGTGTTTTTGCTGTGTACATTTTGTTGGATGCACTATTGGAATTATTATTGTTATTATTGTTTCCATAAGAAACTATTTGTGTTGCACCATAGTTAGATTGGAATGGGTTTACAGTGACATTAGCATTATTATCTTTATAGACCTGGTTGCCTATATAATCTGCTTTATCACCTCTCTTTGTAACATCAGCCATCGCTTTAGCTTCTTCCTCAGATTTGCCTAAAACATTTTGAGCAAAATTCATCATATTGTTTTTAGCTAATTGATCTTCAAACTTTTTGTTTGCATCTGCTAAAAAATAATTACCGCCTTTAGCAAAATAATAACCATCGTCTCTTTTTTCGATAATACCGGCATTTTCTAATTTCTTTTTATCAAGATAAATTCCTAATTGGGACAAAGGTGAAAATCTTTTAAATAATCCTGTAAGGCCATCACCATAAAAATCTAATTTACCTGAACCATAGTAAGATTGAACATCTTCCGCAGTGCTGCCCCCTAGTCCTAAATTCATAAAGGCATTTTGTTCAGGGCTATAAACACTACCAACTCCCTGATAGGTTTCTTCTACCGGTTGGTTATCATTGTTATTTTGTGTTGGTAAAACACAAGCCTTTAAAACAGGATCATAAATTCTTCCTTCGCCTGGATACATTTCTTCGCAATTAGGAATATCGTTTGGAGTATCAGGAGTAGGCTGTGCAGCTGGTGGCACATAAGGAGTCACATCAACTTTATAGGGATTAGTTGAAGCTGTAGTATAAGGTTGTGAAAAACCACCAGCATTGAGGTATGAGTTAATAATTCCTTGAGCTTGTGTGCCTTGAAAAAATGGTGAAGTAAATGCCATTAGTTAATTCCTTGTTGTATAATTTTTGATGCTAATTTTTCTTTTTCTAAATTTTTAGTATTAGCTTCTTTTATAACTTGGGTTGCTAGTTTTTGCTGATCGAGATTAATTTTTTCTAATTTGTATTGCTCATCAGCTTGTTGTTTTCTTGCTTTGAGTTGCATATCAGCTTGATCTCTAGCTCTTAATCTTTGTTGTTCTGCCATCGCTAATTCAATCGTTGGATCAGGCTGCTGTGGCTTAGGGGGTGGCGGTGGAGTATTAGACGGATTGTTAAAGAATTGACTTGCATCTTTATAACCGGCATTCTCCAGGTACTTCTCTAAGGTGTTATAAATCTTTTGAGGATCTACAATTCCCATACCACCAGTCGCAATTAATTTTTCCTGGACTGCTAAAACTCTTCCTAAAACTTCTAATCGCTGGTCTTGCGATCCTGTTCCTAAACCTACCTGGACTGTCGCATTATATCTGTCCACCCACTCTCTAGGGTTCATTGGAACAAATTGATTTCTTAATTTAATAATTCTTTCTTTGTCCTGGTATTTACAAACAAGTGCCAGGATACCTTGAAACATTCTTTTAATGCCTTCACTAAAGTTTCTTGCATACAGTTCAATTCTTTGTGTGGATGCGTTCATCATCACATTAGCACTAGTAGCAGTGGTGTGAGATTTATTAATAACATCACTATCCAGGCCCATTTGTACTTTAGAGACTCCGCTGCGGCCTTCACGAATTTGATCTACTTTTTCAAGCATCGCTAAGCCTTCTTGCATAAAGTTGGGGGACTGTAGAGGAGTTACTGCGTTTGGTGATTTAACTCTTACAATACCCCCAGCTCTAGAAGTAAGGAGATCGTCTATGTTGGCTTGACCATCGACAACCACTGTTCTTGCGTTGTTTTGCAGATACGCATTGTTAAGTGTTTGTCTTAGTAAAGTTGTTTTAATTTCTTGAACATCGCCAATTAAGTCATAAATGGATAATCCATAGAAGCGATGAGGCATAGGGATAGCAGTAACAGTAGCAAAAGGAATTTGTTCAATAGGTTCATTCTCTAATATGTGATAAGTATTAGGCCCTGAGCCACCTACTACAATGTGTCTTAACTCAGCAATCCCATCATTATCATAATCGCAACGCATATAACAATCCACGATGCTAACTCTAGTAAGTAAGGAATCAATATTTTGATATTCTTGAGGCATGGTCTCATCATCATAAGACCTTCTTGTAACAGCTTCGTTGTTAAAAATTTCTTCATCCGCAACAGGCAGTTCATTAACAATTTTTTTATCAAAGCCCATACTAATAAGCTCTGACCTGGTTTTAAAAACTCTTTGGCCAATAAAATTACAATCTTCTAATGAGGTAGCAGTCTTGGTAACTAAAATACTTTCAGGGGGTACACTTTCAATAACCACTCGGCCATAATCTTTTTTTCTTTTAACAGTGACATTAAATTTAGCTTCATTGTAATCAATATTAGCTATATCAGTATCAGGGTTGTTGTCCTGGTCTTCAATAACTTCAATCTCAGGATCGCTTAATAAAGATTGGTACTCCGCAGCTGTTAAATTTTCATAAGACTCTTCTTTTTGCTCTAAATCTTTTTTCCAATAATATTTAACAAAACCATTTTTAGAAATAAGGGCATCTTTAAACATAGTATGTAATATTGAATAACCATTATTATCTTTCATAAAGATATGGTTGATGTAATCAGATGCCTGGTCAGCATAAGCTACATCTTCAGGCCCTTGAGGCTCAAAGCGAACTATACTTTCGCCTTGTGTAAAGATACGCATCATAGAGGGAAGAATACTTTCCACCACTTCTAAAACATCTTGTGATCGAACTTGCGATTGTCCCTCTACTTCATTTCCTAGAGGCTCTCCTAAATAATATTTAAGAGCATTTCTTCGCTGTTCTGATAATTGTCCGCCATAATAACCTAACGAGTTTGTGATCTCTTGGGATATAAGGGCTTTTAATTTTTCTTTTGTTAATTTCATTTATTTGCTTTCAATATAAAACAGGCGATGTGCCTACCTAAACCTTTACCTTCTGTTCCATCTTCTATCGCACACCATTTTACATCTTTTAAATTTCTTACTTTTGCACCAGACTCAAGAAGCATTAATAACCATTTATCCACTGGATAAACAAAAACAACATCCTTACCTTTTTCATGTTCTTTTAATGCTTTTCTAACCCACGCAGTAGCACCTTTTTTTTTACCTTCGTGTATTATTGATCCAAAAGGAGGATTTACATAATTTGATTCTCCCCATTCGTTAGTTAATCCATCAAAATCATCAGGTTTAGGATATGGGCATGGATCAAAATCAAAATGAAATTCATTATCTAATGATTCATATAAATCTTTTGGAGTCAGCCAATAATGTTTGCCGTCTTTAGAGTTGCCTTTGTGAAATTTATTATCTTTCGGTTTCATACTATCCCTAATTTTGGATATTTAATTTTTGATGACCAATTTTTTGACTCTTGTAATCCTGTACATAAATAACGAAAGGAGTCCGCAGCATGAGAAGTCCAATCGTGTAAAGGCCTATTCTTTTGTTCGCCTTTATCAGTGACTGCCCAGCGATATTGTCTAAGGGCATCCAATCCGTCTTTTGTTTTTTCAAAATCAAACCAGCATCTGCCTAATGTCATTCTTGTAGCATTAATGCCATCTTCAATACTCATTTTAGGAACTATGCTCGTTACCAATCCTAATGATTGGGCAATTTCTAATCTTGATTTTCCTGTGCCTATTTCTCTAACCGATGCATCATGGGGTAGGTAGTGGGTATCATAGACATAACCTCGTTGGTCTAAGATAGAAGCATAATACTCCAGGCTCTCGCCACTATCCTCAAAATAGTCAATAATGTGAATAGCTGATCCTTTTTGCTGACAAAACCATATAGCGGTTTTATCTCGCATACCTAAGTCCCAGTAGGTGTCTACTTTAATGGTGGAGTCATAAGGAACTTTAGTTATCCGGCCATCTGCCTCACATTTAGCTAAAGATTGAGAATAGATAGCACCAATAGCTGAACTTTCAAAACTGCATTCATACTCCGCCTCATATATTTCAGGGGGCATGAGTTTTTTAGCTTCGTCTAGCTCGTCTTTGGCTACTACTCCTGTTTCACTAGCTTTAAAACTTTTGGCATACCAATTTTCATCATGAAGACCATGATTATATAAATCAAAAAAAGAATTATGCCCAGCCGGAGTGCCAATCGCTATCATAAATGCGTTGTCTTTCCATTTACCCTCTTTGTCAGTAATAACACGATCTGATAATGCTGGTCTTATGATCTCAGTCCATAATTTAGGGGGCATTTGGGCCACCTCATCTAAGACGACGCCATCCATATATAAACCTTTTAAAGTTTGTGGTCTTTCGCAGCCTAATAATTGTATTCTTCCGCCATTAGGAAGATCGGCCCTTAGCTCTGTTTCGTGATATTCCATTTTAGGAAGAACAGAGGTGTAATATTTTAAATAGTCCCAAGCTATCCTTTTTGCCATACTGTAAGTTGGTGCTATATAATAATAGCGAGGTCTTGGAAGTTTATTTTGTAGGCACTTCTTTATGATCTCATTGACTGTAAGGACAGTTTTTCCAAATCTTCTGTGGCAGACCAGGACATTAAATCTTTTTAAACTGCTATGTATTTCTTGTTGTAATGGTCTAGGTTTGTAAGGGATTGTAATTTTCATTCATTGTCTTTCTTTTCCCCCTTATAAATGTCTTGAATCCTGGCAACAGTGCTATCCTGAACAATTCCTCGCCCTGAATGCTGCTTTACAGGAGTCCTATCATTTAATTCCTTAACCATTAAGGCAAAGACATCAATTTTAGCTTTAGATTTTTTTGTTTTTTTCACTTGAATAATGATCTCCACACAGAAAATAATATTGCCTATATGCGTCTTTTGGCTGAATGGCAAACGATCCCCATTCATCGCAGTACAGGCATACTCTTTTCTGCATTTGTTGTTTGCGATCCCAATTTAATATGGTCAATTCGCTATGTAATTTTCCCTCAGGAACACTTTTTTTGTTCAAAGTAAAATCAATCATGTTATAAATCAGATATGCTGGTGTAACTCAGTGGTAGAGTGCTATCTTGGTAAGATAGAAGTCGGAAGTTCGATTCTTCTCATCAGCACCAGGCCTTTAGAGATTTTTTTTTTGTGTTGAAATCACTTCCAATGACAATGTCAGCTAGTCAATGGGGGTTGATAATATTTAAAAAAGCGAACAAACCAGGAATATAATCCAAAATACCTGGCACACTTAATTCTATGGTGTGCTTTCCATTGATTATCAATGGTTTTATAGATAAATACTCGATAAGTACTCCATAAAAATATTATTTTTTTGCCCCCAATGAACAAAATACGAACAGAATATAAATTTTATTCTGATTTTTACCTATATAGGGAATTAAGTGCGAGAAAAGAGCTTCTTCGTAATAAAGCTAATTATATCAATAACTTTCTTAACACACCACCATATACCTTTCAGTATATTTCCCACTAATTTAACTAATTTTAACCACAATATAGCTACAATGTTCATTTATCCTCCTTAGCCCATCCTATCTCGAATGGCTTACCATCTGAATTTCCTACCTCTAGTTGTTGTCTATCACCATAGACCTTTGGGAATAGCTTCTGAGCCTTCCATTGTTTATGCCTTATAAGAGTATCCACCGCTTTGACTTCATTAAGGTCTGATTGTTTATCCCTAGCTCTTTTAATAGTTTGCATGGCGAGAGTCTCTAAGTCACTCATTGACCATTCAATACCATCCATTTTAGCTAAGGCATACTCCTCCGCTAGTCCAGGCTTCTTTTTTAGCCACTGTCTCCAGGTCTCCCAATCAATGCCCTCTTCTTTGACAGCACTTCTGATTGCTTCCCCCAAAGCTAATCTGTTCAATATATTCTTTACAATAGTTGAACTATATTTGCTGGGCCTTCCTAGTTTCTTCTCTTCCATAATCTTTTATTGCTTTCTGTCCTGTATAATCTTCCCACCTTTGTATGATTACATCACAAAATTTAGGATCTAATTCTAATGTCAATGCTTTCCTGTTGGTCTTTTCACAGGCTAATAATGTGCTGCCGCTGCCACCAAAAGGATCTAATATAATATCTTCTTCTTTAGAGGAGTTCTTTAATGCTTCCTCAATTAAGGCTAAAGGTTTTTGTGTTGGATGTTTATATTTAGCCTGGTTATCTCTATTAATGTTCCAAATAGTTGATTTAGTTCTTCCACCATAAAAAGGATGTTTACCATCACCCTCTTTCCAACCATATAATATTGGCTCATGTTGAACTCTATAATCTTGCCAACCCATACCGGCTGATTGTTTTACCCAAATAATAGTAGAGGATTTTTTAAAATATTTACCAAATACTATTTCAAAAGCTATTTTAGCATCTGTTTTACTATCACCATGACAAACATATAAAGATGATAATGGCTTAATATATTTATCTATAAGGTTAAAAGAGTCATTTAAGAATAATTGAAAGGCATCATTAGACATATTGTCATTTTGGATAGTACCTAAATTATTTTTACCACGACCACTGTAATTGACATTATAAGGCGGATCAGTGAAGACCATGTCAGCTTTTTGATTATTACTTAAAATAATATAGTCGCCTTCATTAGTTGCGTCACCGCAAATCAATCTATGATTGCCAAGCAACCATAAATCACCAGGATTAGTCCTGGTCTCAATTTCGCCTGGTATTTCATCATCACCAATATTGCCCTCTTTGTTATCAGAATATTGATTAATGATTTGATTAATCTCTTTATCATCAAAGCCGGTTAAAACTAAATCCAGGTCAAGTTCAGATAGTTCTTTTAACTCCAGGCTTAATAATTCATCATCCCAGCCTGTCTCTTGGCCTGTTCTATTATCAGCTAAGCGGTAGGCTTTAACTTGCGAGTCAGTAAGTTGGTCAGCAACATGAATAGGAACCTCTTTCAGGCCCAATTTCATAGCACCTTTTAGCCTGGTATGGCCTACAATTATAACACCCTCTTTGTCAACCACGATAGGCTGCCTCCAACCAAACTCTTTGATTGATCCGGCTACTTTATCAATAGCAGATTGAGGTATTTTTCTTGCGTTTCTAATATAAGGGACTGGCTTATCTACTGGCCATAGCTCTATTTTCATTAGTGTAATGTTATATTAATTTGTTCTGACTCTAATTCTTGAAAATTTTTATGATCTTTAAAAGTATTAACAAAATCTTCAGCTTGTTCCTGGTTATCAAAATCTGCAAACCTAATTAAAACAATAGGGCCTTGATCATCTTTACCAAGAAAAATAGTCGTTTTCAGTTTTGAGTCGTTTAATCCTAAAGTAGAGTGCTGAGTATATTCTGTCTGTTGAAGACCTTTTTTTGTTTTTGATTTTTTCATGTAATTTCATTATGTAGCTAGGTCTCAACTTTAAATATCCGCAAATAGTTTTAAAATCTTCTGAGCCTAACCATTCTTGAGCTTCTTTGATTATTTTTTTATCTGATACATCAAAATTAGGATGAGTAAGACCAACTGAATCACATAAGCCTCTTACTAAAATGTTAAGCCAGAGTTTGTCCTCTGGTTTCATTGTATAAATTGTATGGATTTTTGACCGACTTCTCGATCTTACTAAAACTTATATATTAACTATTCACAATATGAAATGGGGACAAATGGGAACATTACAACTTCCAGTAGTCAATTAACATATCCAGTCCCTCACGATATTTATCCATTCTTTTATGAGTTGCTGGGATATTATCAATAATTACATCCCAAACTATTGATTGTGAATCTTTGGTAGCTTTCATAGCATCATTAAACTCTTGGCCATAATCTATTTTTAAAATATTAAAAAACTCTGTGCCATTAGGAATACCGGCTAAATAATCAAAATTCATAGTGCAGCTTTTATTTTTACCGCTAATTATTGCTAAAAACTCTAGTTTTTGACCGGCTGCAAACCTGGTGGCATTATTCTTAGCATCACCTGGATCAAGTTGATTCCTGGCATAATAGCTTTCATGAACTGAATTAATTTTTTTGTATATGTGTTTATGGCCCATGACCATTTCAGCCATGTCCGGCAATCTATAAATTTTACCATTTTCTCTAATAAGGGCCTGACCACCATAGTCTTTTTGCTCAGTAGTATTAATTTTTTCATTAGATTTAAGATGTTTTTTCTTTTTCTTTTTAGCCATAATACTCCTCTTTTTTAGCGGTAGTTCCGTCTTTATGATAAAACCACTCCATTAATCCAAAAGACTCTTTAGATTGAAACAATAAAATATTGTTTTTAGTATCAATATAATTTGCAGTAATTTTGTTTATTTTTTTAAAGTTATCTAAGTTAAAAACTTCTTCATCATAGTATCTTTCTTGAGACAACCAGGTACTTAAATGGGGAATAAATATATGATTATCGGTGCTGCGACATAGCTCGTTATATTTATCTATGATAACTTTTGAATCTATTTGACCTTCAATTTGCTGAAAAACTTTAAAGGCTCTTTTTTTTGATCCTCTTCTAATCAAAAGCTGATCCCATATACTATTAAATATAACTGTATATACAGAATCAGATACAGATACAGATACAGATTCTTTGCTAGAGTTTTGCTTAGCTTTTGCTAGACCACCTTTTTTACCTGACTCAATTCTTAAATTTATAATATCAACTTTCTTTTTATAATCCTCTAATTGGCGGACATTGTGCCACTTATTATCTAATAATTTGAATTTTTCATTAATCACTAAGTTTAAGTCAGTCTTTAATGACTCAACCAAGTCAGGATCATTACTATATAAATTAACTATTCTACATAGCTGCTCGAAGTCATTAGGGAGGCCGTCACCATTTCTTACCCCAGCATGGCACATCAGGGTAATATAAATTCCGATTTGCTGATGCGTATAATGAGCAGTGCCGGTTAAAAAATCTTGATAATAAAAATCAAAATAAGGAAGTTTAATTTTATCGCTCATCAAGCCACCCTTTTGTGTTTAAGATTACGATATCTCTTGCTGAGGCTGGGATAAAATCTATGTATTTTTTTTTCTTTAAATCTTTTAGATATCGACTCAAGTTGCTTTTGCTTTTCATATCTAGCCCAAGCAGTATTTCTGTATAACTTGGTGAGAATTGGTGAGTAGCTTGGTAATGGTGTATAAACTTTAATATTTTTATCTCTATGTTTTTTAGCTTTTTCCGAAATTTTAATAATCTCTGACAGTTTGGGCAATTTTCCGTTAAATCCATTAATTTTTAATAATTTTTCCCATATTTCTTGCTCATAATTATCCCAAATAGTTTTATTTTCCCTACAAATTGCCAAATATTGGAAATAATCATCTAATATAATTAATAATAGTTTTATTTCTAAATTCAATGATATCTTCATTTCTATCAATTATTATTTGAAATTATATTATTCTTCTATATTTTTAAAATTAATTAATTTGATCAGTTTTGATCTTTTTTGTAGAATATTGAACGGAGTATAAAAAAAATGTTAAATTTTGATAGCTATGATAAAATAATAAATATAAATTATAATGAAAATATGAACCAAGCCTTCTTAAATGTACTTCAAAAACTTGGATTAGATTCTATTAAAGAAATTTCTGACCTAACAGGATTAGATCAAGCTACTGTTAGTAGGCATTTTCACAAAAAACAGCCTTTAAATTTTAATCATATTGAAATATATTCAGAAAAATTAAAAGTCCCTAAAGGTAAGCTGGTTGATGATGAAA